ATACTTTGATTATGGAGAAAATGTGATGGCAAAAACAGATACCCTGTTCCGTGAACAGTTTGAAGCAAAGATGCATGAGTTGTACCCAGATGTGCAAACTCGTGGCACTGTATCTCGCCCAGAATTGTTGGGTGTGATGAAAGCATTGAAGACTGAAAAATATCCTCTTTGGCTTATGAAAGATAAAGTTGGTCGTGGTCTATATGCAATTAATGGTGGTGCAGTTGTTGGAAATACTGCATTGAAACCTAAAGTTGAAATTAAACAAGAATCATTTATTGTGGACTACACTAACACTGAAGCACTCATTCCAAAGAAAGATCCGAACTTTGTGCCATTCGGTAATTACAATGACTTGGAAAACATCATCAAGTCAGGTATCTTTTACCCTGCATACATTTCTGGTCCAACTGGCAATGGTAAATCTACGATGGTCGAACAAATCTGTGCAAAGCACAAGCGTCCATTGATTCGTGTCAATCTAAACATGATGACTGACGAAGAACAACTCATCGGCTCCAAGACTTTGGAGAATGGTAATGTGGAGATTGTAGAGGGTCCAGTCCTTATTGCCATGCGTAATGGTACTGCTCTTCTACTCGATGAGATCGATGCAGGTTCAGCGAACACTCTATTGTGTTTGCAACCGATTCTTGAGGGTAAACCATACTACTTCAAACTCAAGAACGAGATGATTGTTCCAGCAGAGGGTTTCAATATCTTTGCTACTGCAAACACTAAGGGTAAAGGTTCTGATGATGGTCGTTACATTGGTACGAACATCCTCAACGAAGCATTTTTGGAGCGATTCGCTGTGACATTCGAACAGGAATACCCTAATGCGAAAATCGAAGTTAAGATTATTAAGAATCTCATGGAAACTTATTCATGTTTGAATGAACAGTTTGCAGAGACACTCGTGAAGTGGGCAGATGCAATCCGTCGCACTTTCGAGGATGGTGGTGTGGACGAAACTATTACAACTCGTCGTATGATTCACATTGTTCGTGCTTATGCAATTTTCAAGACTGAACAGAAAGCAGTAGAACTCTGTTGCAATCGTTTTGATGCTGCAACGAAGACTGCATTCATCGACTTGTATGATAAAGTTGCAAATCCGCAACCAGAGCCTGAAGTTGTCGCAGAACAACCAGTTGCAAAACCTGAAGACGAGGTTCCATTTTAAACTTGTCTTTAATTGAAAATTGTAGTATACTTACATTTGTTATTTTGAAAACTTGAAAAGGAAATTTATTATGTTGAAATTTGCAAACCTTACTTTGTCGCAAAAGCGTTTTGTTGTGTCTGTTCTTGAGCATGACAAACAATATAAGAAAGATGGTCGCATCACTCTGAAAGAATGTGCATCCATTTATTACACTCTGCGTGACCAGCGTACTGGTGCTAAGGGTGAGAAGATCGGTTATCCTAACTGGCTCTTCAACAAGAACAAGGTAGAGCGTGGTGTGTATCAACTCCCTCTTCCTACTGAAGCAGACATGACTGCATTCAGCAAAGAACTTGCAGACAAGCAGACTCCAAAAGTCGCTAAGGCAAAAGCCAAAGTTGCAAAACTTGCGAAGGCTAAAACTGTTAAGGTGAAAGCACCTAAGCAAGTCGAAGCACAGAAGAATGATGCATTGGAATCTTCTCGTTTGCAGAAAATCATCGATGACTCCATCCCTGTGGATGACGATGTTGAAGACTTCAATCAAATTCTCAAAGAGAATGGTATCGAAGTTTAATTAGAGTTTTACCTGTCATCTGGGGTACTGCCATCGCTCCAGATGATTTTTTTCATTTGATGGCTGTTTATTATGGAGATATTATATAATGTCCAAGCAAGAACTACTTTTGACACACCTACAAAAAGGAAAGTCATTCACCGCAAAGCAAATCAAATCTTCTTTTGGTATTGCTCATCCAGCTAGCACTATCCGCAATTTGCGTGAGCAAGGCTACTGCGTTTATTCTAACCAAGCAGTTGTAAATGGTACTGAAGTGGTTAAATATCGTATCGGTCGTCCAACTCGTGCAATGGTTGCTATTGCTAATCGTGTTGCTGGCTCTTCAGTGTTTACTCGCACTTAATCAGTGAGTTATAAATGGACATTCTTCGGAGTGTCCATTTGTCATTTCATTGGAGGAAAGAATGGCGACTAAAGAAGATGTTAAAAACTCCCAGAATGCTACAACAGGTGGTCGTAAATTCGATGGTGGTAAATTACAATATGGTTTACTACCACCACTAGCATTAAAAGCAACTGTAGAAATTCTAACATTTGGTGCGGAGAAATACGAACCAGATAATTGGAAACATGTTCCAGATTCTAAACGAAGATACTTTGATGCAATGCAAAGACATCTATGGGCATGGAAAGAGGGAGAGCAAAACGATCCCGAAACTGGTAAGAATCACTTAGCACACGCAATGTGTTGCTTGATGTTCTTATATGAGCATGATGTCAAATACTCAAAATAAATTTGTCAAAAACCTCGTTTTGGGGTATAATGTTTTATACATAGTAATGTAATCATTTGAATGGAGAAAGTAATGAAACTTAGTAAAGAAACTGTTGCACTGTTTAAGAATTTCGCAGGTATCAATTCGAATCTGCTTCTTAAAAGTGGCAATAAACTAGCAACAATTAGTGCACAAAAGAATGTGATGGCTGATGCGACTGTATCAGAAACATTCCCTGATTTTGGTATCTACGATCTCAATGAGTTCTTAGGTGCTATGTCATTGTTTGACGATCCTGAACTTGACTTTGCAGATAAGTTTGTTTCTATCAAACAAGGTAACATGAACATTAAGTTCTTTGCTGCAGATGCGACTGTTCTAACTGCTCCACAAAAAGCAATTACATTCCCTGAAGCAGAAATTAACTTCAGCATGTCAGCTAATATGTTGAACATGATTAATAAAACAGCATCTGTTTTGCGTGCAGCAGATGTATCCATCGTTGGTGATGGTTCAACAATCACAGCAGTGGTTGGTGATAAGAAAAATGCAACTGGTAACTCTTACAGTGAACCTGTTGGAACTACTGATAAAACATTTAAGGTTAATCTTAAAGTAGAAAATCTTAAGATGCTTCCTGGAGATTATGATGTGTCAATTTCCAGCAAGAAAATTTCTCGTTTTAAATCTCCAGCCAGTGATTTGGTTTATTATGTTGCAGTAGAAGCAGATTCTACATTTGAGTTTTAATTTCAGAGAGGATATAATTCCTCTCTATTCTTTATTATGTGGAGATTTATATGATTGAAAGTCGTGATGAGCAGTTCTTGTGGGTTGAGAAATATCGTCCACAAAAGATTGATGATTGTGTCCTGCCAGAATCCCTAAAGAAAACATTCAAGGAATATATCGCACAAGGCGAACTTCCTTCTTTTCTTTTTAGTGGTACGGCAGGTGTTGGTAAAACTACTGTAGCAAAAGCACTCTGTAACGAGATCGGTGCAGAGTATATCATGATTAACGGATCTGACGAGGGTCGTTCGATTGATGTTCTTCGAACTACTGTTAAGTCTTTTGCATCGACTGTTTCACTAACAGATGCTAGAAAAGTTATTATCGTTGATGAAGCAGATTACATGAATGCTCAATCAGTGCAACCTGCGTTGCGTTCTATGATTGAAGAGTTCTCTGCTAATTGCCGATTTATCTTTACTTGTAACTTCAAGAATCGAATCATTGAACCACTCCACAGTCGTTGTGCTGTCATCGAGTTTAAGATCGACTCTTCAGACAAGCAACAGATTGCTGCTCAATTCTTTAAACGAGCATCTCAAATTCTAAAATCAGAACAAGTAGAATTTGATCCTAAAGTAGTTGCTGAACTAATCACTAAACACTTCCCCGATTATCGTCGTATTCTAAATGAACTACAGCGATATTCTGTATCAGGTAAAATTGATTCTGGCATTCTTGTTAATATGTCAGAAGAATCTTTCCGCAATCTAGTTAAATTGCTAAAGGATAAAGACTTTACTGAAGTGCGTAAGTGGGTTAGTAAACAATCTGATTCTGACACAACAACTCTGTTTCGTGAGTTGTATGATAATGCATCAGTGAACATGGATCCAAATAGTATTCCTCAACTTGTTCTTATCCTCGCTGACTATCAATACAAAGCAGCATTTGTAGCAGACCATGAACTAAATATTATGGCTGCACTGACTGAGATTATGGCTCAGTGCAAATTCAAATGAGGATAGTATGGCAGAATTTCTTATACTCTTTGCAGTACTGATAGTAGGCATTCACTGGGGTTGGACTGCTCGTGAAGCAGTTGCTAAAAAGAAAACAGAACTTCTTTTATCAAAGTTGCAAGAGATGGAAGAAGAACAACCAGAAGATATCATTCGCATTACTATCGAAAAAGACAATGGAACATTGTTCGCTTATCACGAACATGATAGTCTTTTTATTACACAAGCAAACAGTCGTGAAGAACTGGAGAGAAAACTCAGAGAATTATTTCCAGGTAAACGATTTGGGTGCTCTCCAGAAAACCTAAAACAGTGTGGCTTTACATCATGACTCCCTTTGATTTTATTAATGCAATTAACCTAACTAAAAAGAATCTATTTGAAGATCCACAAGCAAGTAAAGACTATAAACCTTTTCTTGTAAATAGAGGGTTGAGTTACTTTCCCGATACAGTTCTCTATGCTAACGAGATGAATCGTAATGCAGGTATTCCAGAGGACTGGCAGTTTTTCTTTTTCCTAAATACTATACCAAAGAAAAAAAGATTCAGTAAGTGGCATAAAAAAGATGCCGATTCTGAGTCTTTGACACTTGTAAAAGAGTACTTTGGATATTCATCAGAGAAAGCAGCAGAAGCGTTGAGCATTCTCTCAGATGAACAGTTGGTAATGATAAAAGAAAAATTATACAAAGGTGGAAAATAATGACTGTTGAGATGATTTACTACGACTGGACTCCCGAGTCCATGCTTGAAGTGACTCTGCCAGAACCAGACAATTTTTTAAAGGTTCGTGAGACTCTTACTCGCATCGGCATCGCATCCAGAAAAGAAAACAAACTATATCAATCGTGCCATATCTTGCATAAACAAGGTAGGTATTTCATCGTGCACTTCAAAGAATTATTCGCTCTTGATGGTAAAGAATCAAACATCACTAGTGGAGATATCGAGAGAAGAAATGCAATCGCTGGTCTGCTACAGGACTGGGAATTGTTAAAGATTCTTAATGGATCTCAAGCAGAACAGAAAGCATCACTCTCTCAAATTAAGGTGGTCTCTTATAAAGAAAAAGACCAGTGGGAATTAGTTCCAAAATATAATATAGGAAAAAAGGCAAAATGAATATCAAACTTGAATTGACTGTAGATGAATGCAATATGATTCTTCGTGTATTGGGTAAGCACCCATTTGAGGAAGTTGTTTCTGTTATTAACAAAATTAAAGCACAAGGTGAGCCACAAGTTGCTGCAGCAGAAGCTAATGCACAATTACCTGACGCACCTGTAGAAAAAGCATAAATACCATTAGACATAACTAATGATTTCACTTAGTTGGTTTTTGTCTTCTCAGTAATAAGTATAAGTGTCCTCTATGGACGATAACTTAATTAAGGAGAAATATTATGTGGACAAAACCGACAGCAACAGAAATGAGATTTGGCTTCGAAGTAACAATGTATGTGATGAACAAGTAAGTTCAGAACCTACAAAAGAAGATAAAGAAATAAATATGCAGAAATTACTCGAAAGTTTGAGTGATTGTGTATAAATAGTAAAGAATTCACCTTAGGACCACTAAGTTGCGAATCGTATAAAGCGGACATGACGCACGATGTCGCTGGAATCGTAACCAGCAAACCCTCTATGCCCATTTGGGGTAGAGTTTT